CCCTTCGCACTAACATTTTAGCTAAATTTTCCTTCCATTATATATATATACGTTTTAATTTCCACCCTCTGGGCTCCGAGAGTATAGCTGATAATATTTGTTAACCCTAGATTTCACCTTATAAAAAATACCTTCTTTTTTAGGCAATTCCCCCCACTTATAAAATTCCCTTGTTACTAATGACATATCCCTTTCCCAACTATCGAACATTTTCCAAGCAGGCTTGGCAAAATAATACCTTGTCCCCCCTACAAGTATGCTTATATATGAATATAATTCATCAATTTTATAATTTAAAATATCTATATCACAGGCCACTTTTTTAATCTTTATGCACCTAGGGAATATTGTAGGCTTAACAATATGTATCTCTTGCACCAATTCCTTAATAGTCAAATCTAAGCGTTCCCAGTGCTGGACAGCCAGTATTATATCTAGATTATAATGCCTATGCTGGCTATAAAATGTATAACATTCTTTAGTGAAACGTTGCCAATCACGAGAATTGTGTTCCCTACCTGCTTCATCTACAATTATAAGTCCATCTTCTAATAGTATATTTCCAAAGTCAAAATTAGGGTCAATCTTATAGCATCCTAAAATGTGATAATTACTATATACCTTAATACCTTTTTTTAATGCTTTCTTGGCCATTAATGCTAAATAGGTGCTTTTTCCTACACCTGGCCGACCCATAACAATAGTAATCATTTATATACCTCCTTATATCATGCAAGATATTTTACTTTTATAGGCAAATAAACATTCAAAAAAGTCCACCGGCCAGCTCAAAAATGCAAGAATATTGCCTAATTATTACTTATTTACATCATTAAAAGGGCAGGACCCGCAAAAGCGGGTCCCCTGCCTTCTTTTTTCTAGCCCTTTCTCTTAACTATCTTCATCACTAAGGCCACGATACCGCCAACAAGGCCTAGACCCAAGAAATAAGATAGTGGAGCAGTCATAGCCACACCAATTAAATCGCTAAGGCCTGCTGCTGCCTGACTAATGAAATCAAACATTCCACCTGTCTCCATCAATTACCCTCCTTTCTCCGGTCGGATTATCTGCATGATTATCTTTACCATTGCAGCTAAGACAATCATGGAGACAAAATACGAGAGTGGAGGAGTACTCAAGACATCTAGAACACCTTGAGTTGCAGAAATTACGCCATTTAACCACGTAAAATCCATAATTGCTTACCTCCTTTTATTGAAGAATGTCTTAAGAATGACATTCCCCAAAAATATTAGTGTAAACAGGAAAACCGCTGAATTTACTATATATGCAGGGTTGACCTGTTGATACCCATTTTCCAATAACATCATAGGTTCACCAAGTAAACTGCTAAAGTCCATCAATTTTATCCCTCTTTCTTTTGGAATATTATCCTTAATACAAGGTATATAATAAGCATTCCAGCCACCAGCCCAAATAGTGGGATACTAAAGCCTTCAACTGGCAACTCTAATCGCAAAATCTCCATCGCATAATGTGCTATACTCTCCATTCTAACTACCCCTTATAGCTCTAATTATAGTAATAATCATCATTGTAGCGAAACCCAACGCCAACATTAATATAACTTCAGCTGGCAAAAAACTGAATAATCTAGTAAATATTGAAGTAAAGCTATCAATCCAGCTATCTATAGTAGTGCTTATCCAATCAATTATATTACCTATTAAATCAGCTATAAAAACAAATGGTTGCTTTATATACCATATAAAGCTATCAAAATAAAATGAAATTGTCCCTAAAATATTATCCTCATAATCTTCTTTATTTGGCTTATCGTCTTTGATGGTATCTACTGGCTTTCTACCATCATCTATAGGATAGCCAGTTCTATCGTCAAAACCATCTCCATCTGCGTCAACTGTACCCATATAAGTCAAATACTTAACCCATGTGTCATACTCTGGCATTCTCCAATTATAGTCTAAAATATCTTCTGAATGATTAGATTTATATAGATATAGATTAGCAGTTATTGTAGAACCTCCACCGTCAGCAGGCTTTGCGTGGTCTATTGGTATCCTTGCTCTAAACTTTGCAGAATACATGTAAGAGCCATCCATGTAACCCTCTATAAATTTTATATCACTAGGTAATATCCATATTCCATTTCTACCTGGTACATTTGTACCATAAATTTTCTTTACATTACTACTGTATAACTGAATAGCCAAATTAGGCTTTACAAATTGTTCATCTCCAATTCTCTCAAACACTTCATCAGTTGACCAATCATCATGAACATAAAGACGTGGTACTTGCAATTCTATTTCTATATAGTCCCTATATGTGCCTAATTTATGAGGTATATTTATCCATTCGCCCCATGAAGGTTTAACAAAATACATTCCATAACCCTTTGAAGGGTCTGCGTTATACATTGGTGGCATATCTTGATAAGGGTCATTTGATATATCTGCCCTATACCATGGCGTAACATCATATTCTCCCCCTAAAAAATAATTACTACTTGTCCCACTACTATAGTTATTTATTATGCTTTTATCTTGATAGTATCCACCTAAACCATTTCTTGTTATTATATTTGGATTAGCACCTTCTTTATACTTTATTTGATAATTAAAACTTTGATTTTCACCGTTCCAATTTTCTATTAAAACATCCTCAATATCAGTACCATTACTAGAAAAAAATAAAGGGTCGCCACCTTGTTCTCTTACTATTTTACCATCTTCCTTGATTATTGTTATTTTATTAAATTTATATATAGTTGTATGGTTATATTCTTCTGCTTTATTTATAAATGCTTGCCAAGCACTTTCAGTAAATTGTAGATAAGTACCAGGGAATGGAGCTTTCTCAAATGAATATTCTCTACCTGGCAAATCTCCGTTATCTCCCTCTCCCTCATCTGCTTTAGCTATAAGAATGGAGGGGAATAAACTAGAAACCACCACTATTATTAAAATATATATCCATACTTTCTTATACATTTATTCCCCTCCTCTGTCATTATTCTACTTTAGATAAAGCTGGATATAATCTGCCTTGGTATTCCTTTAATTCTATAGTGATTTGTACCATGTCGCCTATCTTTGGCTTTGGCATCCCAATTGGCAACCTAAAAGTGTATCTTAAAAATCTTTCAACATCTCCTAAAACAATTTGCTCCACTACTGTTCCATCTTTTCTAGAATAGCTGTCAAATTCTAAAACCTTTAATTTCTTCTCATTCTTAAAAGCCATCTTATAGCCCTCCTTATATTAATATCTTAATACGTATTATACATCATGATACATAATTCGTCAAATATTTATTCACAGATTGACGATATTTTTATCGTGATATGTGTATAATATATCGTAGCTTATAGGAGGTGATTATTATATGATTAGTAAGTACAGAAAAGAAAAAGGCTATACACAGTAGTATATAGCCAATGAACTAAAAATTTCTCTAAGATACTATCAAAATATTGAATATGGTAAGTCTATACCTAATGTAATATTAGGTATAAAGCTATCAAATATCCTCGGAGTTAGGCCCGAAGATATCTTTTAATTCTTTCCTTAAACTTGGCTCATCTGCATTTGTCATTTGAGCCTCTATTTTTTTCTTTCTAATAAGGTTGTCCATACGTTTTAGCTGAAGTTCCATTTCTTTTACTGATTTTTCTTTTTTCACCCAGTATCTTGATTTTATGTATTCCTTGATTACATAGCTTGAATTGTCTAATAGTGACCTAAACCATGTAGGATTATTAATCCTTGAATATCTTACTATATCAAAATATGAACATATATCTTCATTGTCTATGAATTCTAGAATCTCTTCTATTGTCTTATATTTATCCGATTGTAATAAGCATATTTCTTTATAGTCTGCTCCATATAATTCAATTATTTTTGACTCATCATATTGATACTTCTCAGGATTGTCTAAATGACATAAATACCTTGCATACCCTCTAATGCTTTTTATTACTTCACAGCCTACACCTCCAATAGGATCAAAAATTTCCTTTGCCTGTTCTTCTGTTTTTGGTCCCTCAAACATAATTACAATGTGATAATGAGGTTTTTTAGGTTGCTTTTGTGGGTCCACATCTCTATCATGTAGAGGGCTTACTAATGCTGGTACTTTATGCTCTGCAAGTAATTCAAGCCAATTGTGTGGTGCACTTTCTGGATATACTACACAGCCAAAGTTCCTAGTCCTTTTAGTTTTGTTACTCATTTATTCACCTCCTTTTTTAATTTTCTTGTTGTTGTTTGTGGTTTAGCTAGTACCTCTAAATCTTCCATGCAATCTGTAAATTGTCTTTTTGGTCTTTGCATTCTTTTTTTTTATAGCCATCCATTTTCCGAACGCATTCTGTACATTTGCCCTTGTTAACTTGTCCTAATCCACCGTATGTTGAAAAATTATCTGCATAATCTATCTTACCGCACAATAAACACTTTACTAAACGCCTTCCTTCAAAATCATAAATTACTTCATCATTTCTATCGAATAATATCATTTTTTTACCCTCCTTTTTAATTTATTGCACATTGAACATTGAACGTAGGGGGGAGTGTCGTAGTGCTCCCCCCTACTCCTCCCCATTCATGAAGTCTCTTAGCACTAAATTTATTAATGCATTTCTAGATATCCCCATTTCCTTTGATACTTTTGTATACTTGTCCAAAAGCCACTCATCAATTAACAGAGTAATTGTCCTCTTTCTTTTTTTCAT